CTGCTGACCAATTAATTTCTTTAATTGCATCATTACCAGAAACTGCAACTGAAACATCTCCAAGTGCAAATAAGGTTAATAAAGCACCAGAGGCTGTTACAATTGCTACTGCGGTTGGTAATTTAAGTGATGAGGCTGCTAATCCAACAATAGTAATGAACAAATTAACATATGCTAATTTTAAATCAGTTCAATATGCTAACAACTATGGTGTTGATATTTTTGAAGGGTTAACAGTTAAATTTAATAATTCATTACCTGCATATGATGCTGCGTCTGCAAATGATGTTTATGCGATTGTTGGTGATTTTGGTCATGGTACACTTGCTAATTTCCCAAACGGTGTTGAAACAGTAGATTTTAAATTTGATGAACTTTCTCGTAAGAAGGAAGATTTAGTTGAAATTTTAGGAAAACAATATGTTGGTTTAGGTGTCGTTGCAGATAAATCATTTGCATTATTAACTAAACCTGCATCAACTACTACTTCAAAATAGAAAGTTGGTAAATGGCTATGCTAGAAGAAATTAAAAAAATTCAAGGAATAAATCACGATGAGTTTGACTCTATAATTACTAATTATATTGAGTCATGCAGAACTGATTTAGCGGCTATTGGTATAGCCAAAATGAAAATTAATAATGATGATAATCTTATTCATACAGCAATTCTTACCTATGTTTTAAGTTTTTTAGATGTAGCAAATAGTGAAATGTATTCTAATTCATATTTATTGCAAAAAGATGTTTTAAGACATCTTAGCGATTATATAGAAAGTGATGATAAATAATGGATTATAGTGAAATTATTTATTTGATTTCATATGAAAAGACTGAGGACGACATTGGAAATCAGTTGTCCTCTAGTCCATTATTAAAAAAATGTTATGCTAAGAAACAAAGTGTTAAAACAAGTGAATATTATAATGCTGTTGCTGTTGGTATGAACCCATCTGCTGAGTTTGTAATAAAAAGATTAAATTATAATGGCGAAATTGAACTTAAATGGAATAATGAAATTTATTCTGTTAATAGAACTGTTGACCCTAAAAATAAATTTGATATTGTATTAGTTTGCTCTAAAAAAATAGGAGTTAAATAATGGCTTATAATAGTATTTTAGATATTAATGAGATTTTATCTGAATATTCTTCTGATATTCAAGAGGCTATTACTAATGAGGCTGTAGCAATTGCTACTGAAGGAATGAATACATTAAAAATAACTTCTCCTAAATCAAGTAGAAATTCTAGTAGAAAAGGTAAATATGCTAAGGGTTGGAGAGTAAATACGGTAAAAGGAAATGGTTTTGTTAATTGTGTTATTCATAATAAAACCGATTATCAATTAACACACTTACTTGAAAACGAGCATTTAACACATAATGGTGGTAAATTTGTTCCTAAGCAAAAACATATACAACCAGTGCATGATTATTGTATTGAAAAATTTGAAAGTAATGTAGAAAAAATTATAAAAAATGGAGGTTAGAATGGAACATAAAGATTTATATGAAATTTTAAAAGAATTAGATATACCAGTTGCATATGACCATTTTGATGATAATAAGAATTTAACTCCTCCATTTATGGCTTATAGAGAAACAAGCCCAGATAACTTTAAGGCAGACAATACGGTGTTTGCTATTTTTAATAACTTTGAAATTGAACTTGTAACTTCTAAGAAAGATATTGCTTTAGAAAATAAATTGTCTAATTTATTAATAAAAAATAAGATTCCATATGATAAATCTGATGAAGTATGGGATAAAGATGAAAAAATATATCATATTTTTTATGAAATTTAAAAGGAGGTAAAAATATGAGTAAAGTAAAGTTTGGATTATCTGATGTTTACATAGCACCATTAACTTATGAAGATGGTAAATATGTTTATGAAAACCCTATTTCTATTCCTGGTGCTGTAAATATTAGTTTAGAACCATCAGGTGATAGCACTGATTTTTTCGCAGATAATATTAAATATTATTCTACTACTGCTAATCAAGGTTATGAAGGCGATTTAGAAATTGCAATGGTTCCTGATGAAATTAGAAAAACAATATTTGGCGAAACTAAAGATAAAAATGGTGCTTACATTGAAAGTGCTGATGATGTTATTAAACCTTTTGCATTTGGTTTTAAAATCAGCGGTGATGAAAAAGGAAGGAAATTCTGGTATTACAATTGTACTGTATCCAGACCTAAAAATGAGGCGAAAACAATTGAATCAAGCAAAGAACCTTCTACTGATTCATTAACGATAAAAGCACTTCCACGTGAAACTGATAAAAAAGTTCGTGCTTTATTACCTGAATCAACTGAAAATAAAGATGCTTATGCTAAATTCTTTGATGAAGTATATGAAGAAGTTTTAGAAGTCTAATCATTACTACTCATTAACGAGTAGTAAAAAGCACTACTGCGGTAGTGTTTTTTAGTGCTTATTAAAAAAGGAAGTGAGAAAATGGCTAATAAGAATTTAAAAGGAATTACAATAGAAATTGACGGAAATACAACAAAATTGACTGATGCAATATCTAAAATGAATAAAAGTATTACTAGTGCTAACGCAGAATTGAAATCTTTGAATTCTGCATTAAAATTAGACCCTAAAAATACTGAATTATTATCCGAAAAACAGGAAGTTCTTAAAACAAATATTTCTGCAACAAATGATAAGTTAAATGAATTAAAAGAGGCTCAAAAGCAAATGGGTAATTATAATTCTTTAACTGATGCTCAAAAAGAAAGTTATAGAGCCTTATCAGTTGAAATTGCAAAATCTGAAAGTTCCTTAAAAAGTTTAAATACTCAATTAAATGAAAGTAAAACAAATACTGATAAATTAAAAGATAGTTTTACTAATGCTAAAGATAAATTATCATCTTTAAAAAATATTAATTTAAGTGAAACATTTGAAAAAGTTAAATCAACAATTAAAAGTATAAATTTTGATTCTATTTCTACAAAATTAAAAAATGCGTTTAATAACATAGATGTTTCTAAATTAAAAGATGGTTTAGAAAAGGTTGGAAGTGTTGCTGTAAATGTAGTTCAAAAAGTTACTGCCGTTGTAACCGCTGTAAGTGGTGCAATTGCTGGAGTTGTCGGTGCTGGTGTTAAATCTTATGCCAATTTAGAACAAAATGTTGGAGGCATTGAAACTTTATTTGCTACATCAGAAGAAGATATTAAAGATTATGCAAAAGTCTATGGTATGAGTATTGATGAAGTTAAAGCAGATAGTGATTTAATGAACGCAGCAATTGATAATACATTATATAATGCATCACAAGCATATAAAACATCAGGTTTAAGTGCAAATGAATATATGGAAACTGTAACTTCATTTAGTGCATCATTATTACAAAGTTTAAATAATGATACTTTTAGTGCAAGTGAATGTGCTGATATGGCTATACAAGATATGGCAGATAATGCTAATAAATTCGGAACAGATATGTCATCTATACAAAATGCTTATCAAGGATTTGCTAAACAAAATTATACTATGTTAGATAATTTGAAATTAGGTTACGGTGGAACTAAATCTGAAATGGAAAGACTTCTTTCTGATGCAGAAAAAATTAGTGGCGTTAAGTATGATATAAGCAATTTAAGTGATGTTTATAATGCTATTCATGTTATTCAAGATGATTTAGGAGTAACTGGAACAACTGCTAAAGAGGCTGCATCTACAATTCAAGGTAGTGCAGCATCAATGAAGGCAGCATTTGATAATTTCTTAAATGGAAGTGGAAGTCCTGAAGATTTATCTGATACTGTTGTAACATTTGTGAATAATATAAGCAATGCTGTTGTAAAATTATTACCAGGCATAACGGATGGTATTAGTACATTAATGAGTGATTTAATACCGAAAATATCAGAATTACTTATGAGTGTACTTCCAAAATTATTTGATTCAGCTCAAAGTTTAATTAATGCATTAATTAAGTTAATAAAAGAAAATGTACAGCCATTATCAGATATGGTTGTTTCTTTATTTATGAGTATCGTTAATTTTATTCTTGAAAATTTACCATCAATTATGGAGGCAGCCTTACAAATTGTAGTTGCTCTTGCTACAGGGATTGCTGAAAATGTTGATGAATTAATTCCAACAATTGTTGATGTAATTTTAAAAATAATAGAAGTTCTTATTGATAATTTAGATTTAATAATTGAAGCCACATTTAAATTATTACTCGGTGTTGCAAAAGGAATAATTATGGCTACTCCACAAATAATAGCCGAGATTCCAAAATTGATTGTCAAATTAGTTAATGCCCTATTAAGTGGTATAAGTAAAATCCATGATGTTGGTGCTCAATTAATAAATGGCTTATGGGAAGGTATTAAAGAGAAATGGAATAATTTAAAAGAAAAA